CACTGTCTGTTTCCACGTAATAGCCTTTTGGTGGTTGGATGTAATCTCTCCATTCGCTTGGCTTTAATATTTCTGTTTTTACTTTTGGTTTTTCTAAATTCTTACTACTATTCCACCTGCGCTTAAATGCATCTTCTTTATCTGAATAGCAAGCACTTCTTTTTTCTTTCACAAAGTAGCTTGCTAATCTTACTGCATCTTCAGCTCTACCCTGATACAACATCAACTTATGCATGCCATGTGGCCAAAGTTCATTCAACTCATCTGAATATAGTTCTGCATTATTGATGATCATGTGGAAATGTATTCTTGTTTTCCCCTCCGCTATGTAAATGTATTTCAATTCTTTACCCAGTTTTTTATATTTGCGTTTTAGCCTTCTTATAAAATTCTGAATATCTTTCTTTGCATCTTCCCATGTTGCTGGCTGTTCCTTATATGTAAGAGTTAGATAACAATCATTTGTAGTGAAGTTATTATCAATCAACATACGCAGCATTGCTTCCGCTTGTTTTTCATTTTGCTTTTTCATGGCTTCTGGTGTGATGTTTTTCTTTTTAACACGCTTACCATTCTTTCTATAGGTTCTTGATGTGTGATAATCAAGTACCTCTATCATATTTTTAGATATGGTTTTTTTACGCTTCCTCATCGTAATTACTCCCCATGGTCGATTATGGTCGATTTATTAATACCTTATATCCAGTTAATAAGGAAAAGCCTTTAAATAAGCTTCTCCCTAGTCTTTTATGCCCATGTGTGATATAATTACGTTAGGTTTAGTGCGTAATTACGTGCTTGATTAGGCTACTTTAATTAGTGGCCTTTTCTTTTTGCCTAGGATAATTGCAATGCATGTCACCTTGTTCAATCTCTAAATATTGACATGCATCGCAATGTTCCATGCATATAATCCCTTTAGCCTGTCTACAGTGTATGTAGGCATGGCTTTTTTTATTGCACTCATCACATATGCTACATATCCTGCAGTGGTTACTCATTGCACACCACCGCATTAAGCAGTATTTCTCTTGCCCTTAATGCAAGATATACTTTGTTTTCTTTAATTGGGCCTTTACCTGTTATGCGTATCACATACTCCCCTGTTTTTCGCTTAACAAAAATAGCACATCCATTAGCAAGAATAGTAAAGTCTAAGCTTGCGCATTTATTGGTTACACTAATTGATGTAATGCGTTCCCTTAAAACTTGCATTTCGTCCTCGTCAAACATTAAATATGTTTTTAGTAGATCTAGTGCTTTTTCTTTTTTGCTTTTCATTGATTATCATCTCCTTAACCCTGCCTAACATCCAAATTGTGATGCCAGTTGTCAGCGTAAGAACAACATTAATTAATATTTGCCAGCCTTCCGCTTGCTCAATTCCGCAATATAGTCCTAATCCCAATAGTCCTAAGCACCATTGGGCAGTTGTTATTAGATTTATTATGTTCATCTTCTAAGCCCCCTTTAGCCACTTCATGTGCTGCCCTTTCATCCATGCTTCAAATTTATCTACATGTACCAGCGTTTGTTGTGGTCCTAGTTGCATACAGATTTCATTAAATCTACCTTCATTGCGGATCATATCTATTCTTCTATAGATATACATTTTGCTGCGCCCCCATATCTTAGCTAGTGTGCTAATAGGAACATACTTTGGTTGAACACTTTCCATTACTACACGTTCCTCCTTGTTTAATCCTCTTCCCCTAATTTGCTAACATCTACCTTTACGGTGTATCCGTCATTTCTTGCTTCTCTAATTGCATCGTTTAAATCGTTTATCTTATTTTGTATATTTTCCATATGTCTTTGGAATTGACCACTGAACTTACACTCTAACTTTCCTGCAATTTTGATTTCTTTCATTTGTATTACCTCTTCATATTAAAGTGTGATATTTCGTGTTATTGCTTAAAAAAAAGAGTTTCTACTGGCAAATCTGTGCCTAATGTATCTTTAATCTTTAACGCTTCTTCAAGTGTGAGTGGATATTTCCCATTTAATTTGTCAATTAATGTTGCATATCTCCACTCTAGCGTTTTTGCTAATACTTTTTTATTCCACCCTTTTCTTGCAATTTCTGCCAATAAATTAGCATACATATTTTTCACCTCCTTTTTATTGGTGCGATATTTCGCATTGATTATGCTTTTATTATAGTGCGATATTTCGCATTTGTCCAATTTAAGTTATGTGATATTTCGTTTAATTATTGTTTATATATGATATTTCGTATTTAAATATTGATATTTCGTTTTATAAATGATAGTATATGTATATATAGTTAATATATAGAGGAGTTTAACTATGACACGAGAAGAATTTTTAAAAACACGCATAGCGGAAATTGATACTGTTAAAGGTTTTGCCCAAAGAATTGATATGCCATATAGTACATTGCGCTCTATCTTACAAAATGTAGGCGGTGCATCAATTGACAATGTGATTAAAATTTGTAAAGGCCTTGGTATTACTACAGAACAAATGGAGGCTTTAACCCAGTCTACAGATGAAGATTATTATTTAAATAAAGACACTGCAGAATATGCGGAAATGCTTCGCACTCGTCCAGAAATGCGTATGTTATTCTCCGCATCTCGTGGTATTTCAAAGGAGGATATGGAAAAAGCTGTAGAATATATAGAATTACTCAAACTTAAACACAAATAAACTTGTAATGGGGGACGTTAGAGAGTGGTTGTTAATATTATTGAGTGTGATATTCCTAATGTTAAGGCTGTGTCATCTGTTGGGGAAGATGAAGGTGTACACAATATTTATATTCGCAAGAATATGTCATTTGAAGATATGCGGAACGAAGTAAAGCATGAACTGCTGCATATCATTAATGATGATTTTCATATAGATCATCATGTTAATTTAATTGAACATATGGTAAGACGTAAAGAACTTACAGATGATTTGTTAGAGAATATAGAATTTTATCATCACTATATTTAATTATTAGGGGGAATATTATGTTTTCATTTTTAAAATCAGTGCTAAGTTCTTTTACACCTAAGCCAGAAATTCGACTTAATCCGATTACTATTGATGCATTACAAATAGATATTTCTAATACTATTTCAGAACATGTAGACTATGAGCCATATATGCTTACTGCTGAACAGCTGTTTGAGTTATTAAATATTATAAATGAGCCTACTATTTCTCTTTCATCATCAAACACAAAACAATCTTATTTTGATACTGAAGGCTATCTAAATAAAGTAGATGCATATAATGATAAGATTGATGATATATTGAATGATATTAGTGACCAATCTGATATTACAAAAATTAAAAAGAAAATTGATACATTGCAATCTACGCTTACTAAATTCAAAGAGTTTTTATATTCTCATGGTGAGTTTGGCAAAAAGGAATATCTATCTTTGCATGATAGCGACTTCAATGATGCACGTGATCAATTAAAAGATATTCTATTAACAGACTATCCTTTTAATCGATTATCTAAATAATGACAAAAAAATAAGCCCCCACCGCAGTGAGGGCCATTAAAAACATCATACCTTAGAGGTACTCTATTTTTACTCCACCATTATTATACCATACCTCTAAGGCTTATTTCTTATACTATTTTTAGCCTAGGAGGTATTTTTTAATGTGGGTTGAAACTATAACCACTAAAGCTGGTATCACTAAATATAAATTTCAAGAACGCTATACAGATACATATAGCGGTAAAACAAAAAGAGTATCTGTTACTTATACCAGCAATAGCAGACAGGCTTATAAAATGGCACAAGCTGAATTACAGAAAAAAATTGACTTGGCCACTAATACAGACATTGCCAAGGATATGACATTGAATGATGTTATATCTGAATATTTAGAGTCCAAGCGTGCCTTTAGAAAATCATCTACACAATATAGTATGGACAATCTTCACAAGCAAATTATTAAATGGTTTCCTACTGATATATTATTGTCTAAGTTATCTCCTTATATTATCCAAAGTACCTTTGATAAATTTGCTTGCCAGTATTCCTACAACTATACAAAACTGGCCCTTAGTCTTATTAGACAATCATTAAAATATGCAAGGCGCATGGAGTATATCCGTGATATTTCATTCTTAGATAATATTGAACTACAAAAGCCTGTGGCTAATGTAGATCATGTTAAAAAGCAGCGTTCTAAATTTCTAACTAAGGACGAACTAAAAGATTTACTTACACAATTAGATAAGATTAATCACCATGTATCCCTATTATGTGAATTTCAATCATTAACTGGTCTTAGATTTGGTGAAATGGTTGCCCTTCGCACTCAAGACTATGACATTGAAAATGCAGAAATTGATATAAATGCTACTTTGTCTAATCGTGGTAGTTTTGCAGATGCATCTATGCGCTTACCTCCAAAGAATGTTCATTCTATCCGCAAAGTTAAATTAGATGCTAGGGCAGTACAAATCATTAATCATTTTATTACTGCTAATCAAGCAAGGCGCTTATGGAAGTCAAAGTTTGTTGACCTAGGATATATATTTGTAACAGACGGTGGCTTGCCATATGATCTACACTATGTAAACCGAATTATAAAAAAGCTTAATTTTCACAAACCAGTAAGCACACATACATTCAGACATACTCATATATCTATTCTTGCAGAGTCCAATGTGCCTTTAAAAGCAATTATGGAACGTGTGGGCCATAATGAACCACGTACTACACTTGCTATATATACTCATGTAACAGATGAAATGAAGCAAGAAGTTAATGCAGCAATTACGAATATGGGGAAAATACTTTCCGCTAAATAAAACAAACCGCCAAAGCATTTAAGCCTTGGCGGTTTATTTTTACAACACCTATTATTCTTGATTTGATTATAACATAGTGATTTATAAATGCAATAGTTAGTTAAATAAAAAATAAGCCACCGCATCATGTGCAGTGGCTATTATAACCCTCATATAAAAGGGGCAAATATTTATTTTTTAAAGGGGCAGAAAAGGGGCAAATTATCGTTACAATGCGTTACGATTTGTTACTCCTACCCTTACTAAATAGCTATATAACTTCTATGTCCGTTATCGTTTGTTACAATTCGTTACAATCTGTTAATTAGCTTGTAGAAATGGTGCGGATTGAGGGTTTATACTCAATACTCCGCACCATTTCTATATTATTTAAACACTATATTTCCAAAAGGGGCAAATAAGGGGCAACCCTTATAATACCTCTTATATAAAAAGTCCATACATCCACCTTTGCATGGTAAGGAGATAGATTGGATCACTTCCTTAATCTTTAGCAACTAAATATATTACAGTGCCACCTAATAAGATATTAAGCAATTTACTATTTCGTTGTTGCATCTTCGCTTTTTTGATTTCGTTCTTCTGCTGCTCTAAGTATATTTCTGCTTTCGTTAATGATAGTTTTTGCTCGTTCAGCATCTGCTCTTGCTTTTGTAGTAAGTTCCGTGCTTCTATCAATTGCGTTTTCTGTTCGTTGATTAAGTTCAACGCTTCTATTAATTCTTGTTTCTGTTCGCTCGTTGAGAGTTTGGCTACTTTCAATTGCATTTCTAGCTCGTTGATTGTAGTCAATTGATTGTTGATTGTACTCTCTAGCGTGTCGAAGTTCGCTTTCAGCGTTGTGTATTCCTGTGGTGTCAATGTTACTGCTTCTGTTGGTGTATATCCATACACAGATGATGCAAACAATAAGCACCATAAAAGCAATACAATAGCTCCTATTGGAAGAAAATATAGTTTTAAGTTTCTCATACATATTTACCCCCTAATACATATAATTAACATCTACTTCTGCCCCTGCTACATATCCACTGTCACTGTATTGCCAAATCTTAACATCTGGATAATCACATTCTGTTGCGCCATATTGTGCGCACCACACAGGAACGCTTGGCATCTGACTATATGCATATGTTTCATCCCACAATAAGGAGTATCCACTATATATGCCTACATTATTAAATCCTGCTTGCCATAATCTATTTACAAATCTACTCATGCAGTTAGTCATATCTTGAGATGTAAGTGCGCCAGCATTAATGTATGCACGTAGTTGAGTGTGTTCTTCATAGTCATACCAAATACCAGCTTGTAGATGCCAATCAGTATACCCATATGCATTTAATGTATTGATTACCCATTCTGCTTCTTGTACTGCTGTTGCTTCTGTGTATGCATGACTAAAATAATACACCCCTACATCTAGGCCTGCTTCTAATGCTGCAGTAATGTGTTCTTCAAAATATTCATCTACATTATATGCTTCACCTAACTTAATAATTACAAAGTCATTTCCCTCTGCCTTAGCTTGCTCCATTCGTTCAAGGTTAAAATAAGGATTGCCGTTATAATCTTCTTGCCATGCTGAAATATCAAATCCCTTTTTCATTTCTTATCACTCCTTTCTGTAGTATTTTGTATTGGTAGCTTAGGCTCTTCTAATTTGTCTGGTATCCCATTTCCGTCTTTATCAATCCATAAAGCAAGAAATCCTACTAATGCGGTTAATACGGACGGAATAAAGATATGATCTATGATATTAATACCAACGCTAATTATCTTATTGGCATTGTCAGATACATAACCACTAATAAAAGCCATGATATATTGAGTCACCACTAATAAAATAGGTACTAGCATAACTAATACTAGTACCCTTGTCGCTAATACACCTGTAGGGTGGATGTTAGCCACCCTTACAGATTTATAAGATTGTTTAATTGAATTGACGAATTTTGTTGTTATATTCATGTAAATCACCCCTTAATTCATCAACCCTGTTTTCAATTCCATCAACACGAGTCACTAATTTAACGTGTTCAGCGTATTCTCTAATGCGTTGTTCCCTTGATAGCTTAATTTCTTCTTTTAATTCTATAAGGGTATCATTAAGCCTACTCATTCGTTCCTCGTTTTGAGTTAATATAGGCAAAATTAAAAGGCGGTAACTTGCACCGCCTATAACTCCTACTATTGTTAATGTTGTTAGAATATCATCTAACTGGAACTGCCACGTCCAAATGAGATATGCACCCCCTTACTCTGCACTAACTAAGGACAGATTATAAATGATCAGCGTTTTCGTACCCTGTGTTAATGTAGCTACTGTTAGCTTCATTCCATTCAATAGTTTGCTTATTAAAGACCAACGTTTTCGTACCCTGTGTTAATGTAGCTACTGTTAGCTTCATATTGTTGTTATCACCTTTAAACGTTACATTTTCAGGTGTTTCTACAAGATAAGGGCCGTATGTACTCCAGTTATCGCCCAGATTAAGTGTTGACGGCTTATTTGCGTATATCGTTTTTTGAGTAACATTCCAATTTTTAGGATTATCATTAAAGTTGCCATTGACTTTATTATTAGTAATGTTCATTTTCAACACATTGCCATAGAGTTTGTATACAATGCCATTTTCTTTGTATTCTTCATCAGCAACTGCATCAGTTTGAATACCAGCAATTTTGTATTCTGCAACTTTTTCACCTTCAAAATTGTGATAAGTGAGTTTTATATCATCTTCGCCTAGCGGTGGAATTGTTACATTGCAAGCCCCAGTACTGTCTAGCATGAAAGGTGTATCGTTACCGACTACCTTAACACTGTAATGAGGTTCACCTTTTACTGCTACAACCTGTTGCCCCTTGTTTACGATTGGAATAGTCAACGTCTTAAATTCAGTCCTAGGGAACGGCTTGCCCATATTGCCAATTAATGCGGTTAGTACATCGTCAACGCTGGCACTTTCACACCATACGTTACCTTGTAGCAATAGGGTTTGTGCATTATTTGCAGATGCACTTACTCCGTCATCTCCTTTAGGGCCTTTGAGTTCTGCTTTTTGTTCTTCTGTTAAATCTTCAAAGCGGAGTGCATCGCCTTTAGGGCCTTTGAGTTCTGCCTTTTGTTCTGGAGTTAAATCCTCATAACGCATTGGATCACCTTTAATCTTAATGATTTGTGTATCGTCTTTAACATTAACTTTGTTTTCATCGTTTACATAAATATTGATTACGCTCATTTTATTTCCCCCTGTTGCTTATTCCTTCATGAATATTAATATTACCTGCAACTAAACATTTCACAGGTTTATCCCCTGCCCATATAAATACATCATACATATAGCTACCAAACTGTAATTTATTTGTATCAAGCACTAATGTAATCTTGCATTTTTCTTCGCTTGCTAGTTCTTCTGTAGACGTTGTTATATCAAATTTTGCTATATACTCTTCATCCCAAGGATACTTTCTAACACATGCAAATAAATCACTTTCCTCTAACAATTCACTATATCCGATTGCAAAGGTAATAAATTCACCTTTTATTGATGTTAGATCATGCTTGACTGGAAGCATTGGTATCACCCTCTTCTAACAATTCATCATGTATGCACCCCTCTGTAGGGCAAGTACCGTCTTCATTTAATGTGGCCCAACAATACTCACAAAAATGCATTACAGGTACATTGCTTTTGATTTCTTCCATTATTTCACCGCCTTAATTTTGGACACCATTTCTGCTTGGAGTGTTTTATATTGCGTTTGTAAATCAGTAATATCCGTATTAGCTAATCGTCTACGCACTGCTGCTTTATCAAGCGCATCAAATCGTTTATCATAGTAGTTTTTAATATCTGCTATCCGTTCCGCTTTTGTTGGTTCATAAGGTTCAACTTGAATATCAACAAATTCACCATTCACATATGCCTTTCCATTAAGAAATTGATCTAGCATAGTATCATCACCAAATACATATTGTTCTGCCTCTGGATATTGAGTTTTAGCTACTTCAATTAACTTAGTTTCACCAACTGGTGATAGCATATCATCCACTATAGATGTGATGCGTTTACCGTCTGCATCAAGGACATGTACATAACTATTCATTTTTCATGCCTTTCTTTTGACTAAATCCCAACTGCAATATAGCTAATATCTACATCCATTGTTCCGTCTGATGCATCTACCGCAACTTTAAATGAAGTTTTATCTACAATGCGCCCTCTTACAGATACCGCACCAGATACTGCTACCGCTAATATAGTATTGCTGGCATTCTTATTGTTACCACAGTCACCACATACTAGAATGGCCTTATTTGTAGCAAATGGTATAGGGAACCTTCTTAACTGTTGGTTTTCACTTCCATTACCTCCTTGCTCAGCTTCTGCCACTCTTCTTAAAATACCCCATTGAATAATAAATCCATTGGCAAATTTAATGAACCCTGTTTCCTCTAATCGTTGTGCTACAATGCCACCCATTCCTAATAAGTTTTTAATATCTTTTAGAGTTGCAGCTGGATTTGCCTTCCAGTTAGTATCTCCTAATATCTTAGCAATCGCAGATGTAAGAGGACTATGTGCAGTTTCGTCAGCATTATGGTTAGTAATATCCTCAACAATTGCAACTTGTTTTGTCCCTCCATTATCTGGTGAATACCAACCTAATCTATTTTTGGAGCAAATGTTAAGGTTTTCAACTGCTCCCCTACTATTAACACCAACATCCATAGTGCCATTTTCTAACACACGAATACCGCCAATATATCCATTATTTTTAAATGATGCCCAACGGCCATTTTCAAAGTTTACGTCCCCTGTTACGCTACCGCCTGATAATGGCAAATATCTTCTAAATTGTTGTTCATGAGCATTAATGTCACTATTATGTAGGTCTAGTTCCCCTTTTGTAACAAATGTGCTATCAACAAATTTAAATGTTACATTTTTTGCGTTGCCAATAACCGTTCTTATTTTATAAATTTCACTGTCAATTGGAGTTGTTTTGTCTGGAATATATCCTACATTGTTACTTCCATTTGTATAGCTATAAAGCATTTCTTGCTTTCCGTCTACTTTTGCATACAAACCTACTTCACGTGGGAAGAAACCCACATCTAAGTTATTGTTGGATAATGTAGCAGTAATCAAATATTGACCGTTACCTTCATTGATACCAGCAGTGACAGGCAATTCCATTTTAGGTGAAATTACCGCCTCCATATCATTAAAGCTTTTACCAGTTGCATTTCCGTCCCCTACTACTACACGTGTAAAAATTAAGTTTTTCTTGGTTGCCACGCTCTCTGCAATCATGGCCAATCCTTTTTTAGTAACCACATTTTGTGGATATTGTGACGGCATCCCTTACCTCCTAACAATTAATATAATTTACTACATTGCCTTTAGTGATATATACACCTACTGCAATATCAATATTATCAAGTTCTGTATTGAACCCTGTCATTGGTTCTATATTGATTGTTTCAAATGTTGTTACAATCCCTCCTACATATAGGTTTGTATCAACACTGCGAACATCTTCAATCTTCAATCCAATATGTGACGGTTTTACCACAGTTAAATTATTTCTAATTTGAGGAACAGCATATACAAATGATGAGTTATTAAATTCTAGCTTTAATACACCTTCTTCAAACTTAACTTCAACATCATCAAGCACGAACGTCTTTACTATGGCTTTAATTTTTTCTAATGTACATTTGCCATTATTATTCCAAAGCATCTGTACTATTGCCCTACGTTGTTCTACTGTTCCATCACCTTTGATGCCTAAATCTTTTTCGTATACTCTTAATCCTCTATCGCCTACCGCATCAAAGAAGCCATTATCTAATAGCACATTTAGCAATTCATCAATATCTTGCAGTTGTAATCCTGCAGCTTGATATAGCTCACGCACCCATGGATCATTGCGGTACATTTTATTAATAGCCTTTAAGGCAAACTCCTTGAAATCAATATTAGTCATTCAAAGTCACACTTACTGTACCCAATACGGCAACTTGTTCTTTAGTTAGATTAATCTTGCTTACTTTTCCATTCACAGTAACGCTTTCATAATCTGTAACCCCTGTACTATCAATGATGATATTGCTAATTTGTGCTACTGACACATAACTTTGTTTAAACGCAATTTTCTTTAAGTATTTGATAACTGCTTCTGCAATATCATTAGTGATAGTAGATTTAGTGGATGTGCTAGTATGTTGTACCCCTCTAACATCAATATTAATAGGGACTTCTGTTGCACTAACTACAGTACAATGAGCGCCTATAGGCGCTTGACCTTCACCAATGCCTTTACTATCTGGATCTATATAATTTTGTACACGCTTAACTAAATCTGTGTTAGCGGCCTTTCTTTCAGAATTGATAACTACTACTTTAACAGTATTGTTCCCATTCCAAAGCGCAATGATATTAGCTTCACCTACACCTTCAACTTCCTTCGCCCACTGCTTGTAGTGGTAATCGTTGCCACTTGTTGCTGGTTCACGAAGTTCTTCATAGTAGCGTTCTCGCAAATCATCGTCCGCTTCCTCATCTTCACCGCCTTTTGCAGCATCATCATTAATAACTGCATTGATACCTGCTAATGTAATTGGCATTTGTGTAATACTACCTTTAGGAACATTACCGATTGCGCCAGCCTTTGTACATCTTATTTTAATTATTGAATTGTTTACTACGTCTTTATTTTCTAAGCTTTCATATTGAATGCCACTTTCACTTTCAAATAAATCTCCTTCATGGATTATTCCATTTCCGTCAACAATTCGTAAATTACATACAGACTTTGTGGCTACTTTTCGTTGCGTTCCTTTGCGTTGGAATACTACCCTAGTTAGTTCATCTCCAGTTAGATTATCAACATTCTGCTTTCTCTCAATCTCTTCTGCTTTCTTCCATAATTCAAGAAGTGCAAAAGCTTCCCCCCTTGTAATATCATATGTAGGAAATCCTTCTGTCTTTTGATATGCATCATCAATGTTACTAAGCATAGTATTATGAATTGTATCTACGCTATAATTGGAACTCATGTTCTATCTTCACCTCCTCACCTGTATTTGTCACCACTGTAAAATAAAAAATACCTGCATTGAATTGCCAATCTTTGACAACTACCACGCAAGGTACTTTATTCATGATGCCTTCTGTAATTCTTCTTTTTATTTCAGATACTTTATATGCTCTTGGCAATCTGTATCCTAATAGTTTTGTTAAGTCTAATCCAAAGCTATCACTATAGATTAAGTATTTTTTCATTTCTGTTCTTATAAATAACTCAATCCATTGCTTAATTGCTTCTATTTGTGTATCTTCAACATTCTTACCGTCCTCAAATACAAAGCGGTGTGTCTTATAGTCAAACTTAAATGACCTTCCTACTTTATTCTGCGCATTAGTGGCGGTAGCTGTTGATTGAATTGAATTTGTAAAGTTATAGTCTGTGGGAAACATCATACACCTTCCTTGACTATATCAACAATGAAGAAGTGCTGTTCATTTTCATCTGGAATAACAAGCACCTTATCCCCTGTTTTCCATAGTTCATTCAATACTATCTTACCTTCTCCCTGTGCATCATAATTCGTTTGTGGACCAGCTGGGCAACCTTTATGAGTTATCTTTCCGCTATGTCTATAAGAATATGTTGTTATGTGGTGAATTAATTGAAAACAGACATACCCATTTGAAGCATCAATCATAAATTTACCGTCTTTGATTGCTACTTTCCAAGGTGATGTACTTACTACTTCTCCAAGAACAGCACCAATCCTCACTGGGTTGTTGCGTTCTTTCAAAGCAGCCGCAATTTGGCTGTGCCACTCTTCCATTATTTCACCTCCTAAGACATTCTAATTACTTTAGTTGGTGCTTCGTTATTATGCCACGCATAATTTGCATCTGAATAAAACATTGCATGACCTGCACTGCTACTATTTCCAAATGCACCGCCTGCACCGTCTGAAATAACTACATGATCATTGTTACCATATACTAAAATATCCCCTTTATTGGCATATCCATTAAAGGCTTCAACTTTATACCCTGCGTTTTGTGCATTTCCTACAAGTGTATCTACATTGGCCACACCAATATCTGCTTGTTGTTTTAAAAATGGATTGTAGTATGAGCCTGTATTTACCACTACATCTACGCACCCATTTTCTCTATATACACTTTCATAACCATTCATAGCTTGCATACCAGCATCCACTTGCTTAGCATCTGCCACACCTACACCATTACTGCTTGCTACTGTAGTTGTTGCTTGGTTATAACTGCTTGTATCTAGTTCTTCTTGCACTCGCTTTAAATCTAATGTCATTGTGTGATTAACCCCATAATTATGTTTGCAGTTAGTTACTAAGAATTTATCATGAATATCAACTGTGTAATCATCAATAATAATAATCCTGCCACTGCGCACCACATCATCACCTAAAAGCGTTAAGTTTAAGTTTTCCTTAATCTTATTGCTTTCTTGAATTGTTTTCTTGGCAATTTGTGCGGTTTGCGCTGATTTCTTATCATCAACTTTGACAATTTTCTTAATCAATCCATATTTCTTAATGCTTTCATCATCTTGAATTGTTGATTTTACAGACTTACTTTTTTCTTTACTTGAAATAACTAGAATATAATTTCTCATATCCTCCATAGATAGATCACGTGAATAGTTATTTATTGGTTGAGTAATAATCTTATCCAATACCAATTCCTTATAATCTTCTACGTGGATTTTGCCCTCTCTATATTCCAATCTGTATTTATAGCCTGTTTCTTCCGTTGCCTGCTTGATAATGTCCTTTATTACATCTGATATAGGTTGACCTTGATATATTTTCTTTATCTTCGTCTTTATATCAGCTACATTTCCTAATGGTACATTATTCTCACTGCATACCGCTTTAATTGCATCTAGTCCACTAACCCCATTGAACTGAATTTCTATTTCTGATTTGTTCAGATAGAAGCAATAATCAAAGCATGTATATGTGTATTTATTTGTGCCACTCTGTTTCTCTGCCACTATAATACCTTGGAATACAATTTCTTCCTTTGGTTCTTCATTAAGTGTCATGGTAGCACTTTTATTATTGTTGCTAACTTGATTTGAAAATTCAATTTTCCCACCAATTGATAGCCTCTGGTTCATCATATTGAAATCAAATGGATTATCAACTAAATCAAATGTAAATTCTTGTCCTAGCGTATCTATTCCGTCTGACCTTTGATAGTTATTTGTGTATGCAGTAATTTCACGTGTTTCTGTTACGTCTTTACCGTCTTTCCCTTTTGCTGTGTTAGTATACTGTAGCTTCATGGCTTAACCGCCTTACTATCATTGCCCTTATTTTCCCCACCTGTTGTAGATTGAGTAGTAGTAGATGTGTTAGTGTAAACATATTCTTCAATCCCTATAGTAGCTTTAATATCTCCTACTTTGTCATAAGAATATGATAGATCATTCACTACACATGGCATATTTAATAGTTCATTTCCGTCTGATTGGATAATACATATCCGCATCACGGCCTTCATCTGTCTTTGTGCTTGGAAAAATTGAAGCACTTGTAAGCCGTCTGTTCCATTACCACGAATAAATGAATAATCTTTATTCACAGGTAAAAGGATATTATCAAGTGTAAGTGACCGTAAGCCTAATGGCCCAATTAACTTAATATCTCCTCTTAATCCTGTAAATGTTTCATTTGTTTGTGGCTCATTGATTGATGGTAATGGATTTGGAACCACTGGTAATGTAATATATTCATCTGTTAATTCAGAATGAAATACAATATCTGTTGTTGGTTTTCGTTCAGCGTAATCTAAGATTTTACCTACTAAACCATGTGATATTTTATCAGCAAATCTTGTAGCACGTGTTACTGCAAGTTTTTGTAATTCTGCTTGCTTTGCATGTAATCGTTGTGTCATTACTTGCTTAGCATTATCTTGAAAACCCATTTAACACCTCCTACATATTGCCCATTGCTAACATAATCTTATTGCTTATGTGATTACCACAGGCATCCATAAATTCTTCATTACCAATCACATTTCCTTGTACTGTTACATTAACAGTAACATTTCCTCTGTTATTAGCTAATTGGCGCATACTTTCATCATGTGGTATTACCTGTGATCCATTAGGTAGATTGATAATCTCGCCACGTTGATTTTCATTAACGTATGTTGCGCCACCTTTCCAATACTCTGTACCAGTTGCATTATTCCCTGCTGTAACTCGTCCTACAGTATTGTTATATAGCCATGCTCCACCTTCTTTAATGGCATCTATTTTATCGCCTGCCCATTGAAGCTTATCTTGTACCCAGCCAAGTACCCCTTCTGCCACAGACTTGATTACACTGAAATATCCTGTGAAGATTTGTACCAATCCACTAAATGCCATATCCCAGTTTCCTGTGAATACACCTGTTAAGAATGTAATAATCCCATTGAATATTTGTTGTACTCCGTCCAATATTGGCGCCATGATTTGCATAAAGCTATTGTATAAAGATGTTATTAACTGAACTACATAATTTACAAATGCCATGCATCCATTTACAATGTTATCCCACATTTCTGTAGCAAAGCTTGAAATTGCATCCCATACCGCTAATGCCACTTCTTTAACCGTTTCCCAATTGGTAATTAATAGATAGATTGCTAATGCTATTGCTGTAATTGCAAGTAATATAGGATTACTCATCATAAGCATGCTAAGTAATCTAACTACTTTAATTACTTGTATAAACCCATTAACTACAGCCATTACAATTGGAATTACTTTAGCAATTACATTAAATGCAACAAATCCTATTGCTAGTGCCTTAATTACTGGTAACATAAACCCTAAGTTTTCTGTACACCATTTAATTACGTTCCCTACTGTAGCTAGTACCCCTTTCACAACATTCATTGCTTCTGTTAGGTTGCTCTTAATTGTTTCTTTGTTTTCTGTAATCACTTGTGCAATCCAAGTAAATGCACCACTAAATGTATTAAATATGTCTTGTATTACAGGTGCCACTATTGGCATGATTGTGCTTACCATGTCAATAAATGCTTTTTGCATTGGCAATAACCCCTTGCCAATGGTAGCCATAAGTGCAGCCTGTTGATTTTTCATCCTTTTTAATTGTCCGTCTGGTGTATTTGCTAAGATTTCATTTTGTTTAGAGAATGTTCCATTAACAATTTCATTGATTGTTGCCAATCTTTCTGCTTCTGTACCATTCTTAATGATCTCTTTTTGTGCTTCCGTAAGTGGTATTTTCATCTTATTCAAGCCTGCAACATCACCATTAAATGCACGGCCAATAGCTTGAGATGCTATCTGTGCATCTTCCGCTGTTGCATTAATACCAAATTTGCCTGCTACTAAATTAGTAAGTGCTTCTGATAATTCATCAACTTTATCTACTGGCACATTCCATTTATTAAGTTCTTGATAGCCTGCACGTATTGTCCCTGCAGAAATAACACCAACTTTTCCCCATTTAGCAGCATAATCATTTAACTGTTTTTGTGCTGCATCAAGTGACTGTGCAGATTTATCATATAGTGAATTATTATTTGCTAGGCTATTTCTTAATAATGTTTGTGATAATTCTGCACTTTTTGCAGTTTCTAGTGCTTTCTTGCCATATTCAACAATAGCACCCACACTTGCAAATGCACCAAGTCCAGACATTGCAAGGCCCATTTTCCCAATGCTGCCTGCTATACCTAAGAATTTATTATTAATGCCATTACCAAACCCTGTTAGCTTGTTCTTCATAGCAGAAATTTTTCTTTCAGTATCCTTTGAAGTATCTCCTACTTTTTTCATTGGAGCTGTAAATTTATCTTTCAAGCTAAGCAAGACATTAATGCTTTTAGCCATTATTGCTCCTTTCTATATCTTCCATATCCATTTCAAAACATGCTAAATAAAATGTTCTTTCCAATGGATCTAGTTCAAGTAGTGAGGATAATGTATGCCCCTTACGCATATAATAGCGGAACATAGTTAGTTCCCTGTCCGCCCCTATTGCTTTTTTACTTCGTCAACTGGATTTGCAATTCCATACATTTCTAAAATAGCTTCACCCAATGCAGTAATGTCCTCAACGCTATCATTTAATACTTTGTATACAACATCTGTAGGTTCTGCACACTCATATTTAGCTTGTAGCTCTTTGTTCTTAAATAATGGAACACATGCATAGATGAGTTGTACCATTGCATCCATTACCACAGATAAAGATGCATCTGCTTTGATTTCATCCATAATGCGTAATACAGTCGGTAGTGGTTGATGAATTACAGTTAATTCTCCTCCTAATCCCTTAACATATACATCTTTGGATTGAAAACCCTCGTTCATGGTTCTATTTAGCAAATCTTCTAGTTGTACTTTAGCCATTATATTATCCTCCTAATGAAAAAATAAAAGGCGGTACACTCGCACCGCCTTATTAAAATTAAAGAATATAGTCTAGGTAGTTATAATCAGCAAATTTGAACGGATAACTTTCCTCTTGCACCTTTTTATTTTCAAATGCATGTGTCAATTCATCTAATGTAACCCCTGTTAATTCGATACGTTCAGCACCGTTTACATCTGGATCAGTTACTTTAGACACAATCTTAATGTCTGGAACACTACCATTTTTAATTTTGCCTGCAATTTTTTGTGCAACTCGGCTATCAATTTTGTGAAGTACTAGCGTGCCAGCACCTTCAAAACCTACCAAGCGTTGATGAACTCCCATTTCTCCGTTAATGTCTACAGCTTCATATTTAAGAGAAATCTTAGCTTCAAAGCTTTTAACATTCGCAAATAGTTCACCGTCAATCCACACTTTACCAAACTGACCACGCAAAATTTGATTATGAATATCTTTATTGGCCATAATTTACCCCCTATTCCATTGTGATTTGGAAGGATAAATCTTCCATTGCATCAAGAATTTTAATTTTAGCAGCAAGGTATACTGTAGATTTGAAAGACATTTTTTTAACCTTATCTTCATCCCAGTCCTCTGCTTCTGTTTTACCTACAGATAGCCACGCCAGACGTTGATTTTCAACATCAACATAAGCATGATTATCATACTCTGGATCTAATACTTCGCCATTAACTACTTTGGTTAAAGATTTGAAATAAGAGTTTACAGAAGAAATAAATAGATATTGGTTATCCAAGTGGTTTTTATATTTGCCCACGTAGTATTTCTTAAACGTGGAATATAAATCTTCCATAATCAAGTCCATACTTTCAACAATAATGATTTTACGCATGTCCTCTGTTTCTGTAGATGTAAATGTGGTTAATGTATTTACCCCACGGCCTACACGTACTACATTATCTTCATCATCGTTGATAAGAAGTAACCAGCCTTCATCAGTCCACTTATTTACATCTTTTTCATTCGTAATATAGGAATTATCTACATAATCCAAATCTTCTAGTTCATAGTAAGTAATGCTGCGGTTCATTGGCAAGTTAGCTAAAATTGCTGTAATTCGTGGTAAATAGTCTGTCATTTTTACATTAGTACCTGCTTCCGCATCAGCTTCATGTACATATTGACCTTTCATATTTACTACATGTTTATCATCAGCAACTGTAACATTTGCTACTACGCATTTAACTTTGCGCCCTTTAGAAATTACATTGCGGCTTTTTGTGTAAGATACTAAATCTGTTTGCCATTCCGCTACTGGAGTGCATGCCCAGTTATATTTAATTCTATCTAGGATTGGTTTTACATCTGTAAATGCCGTTGTTTTTGTTGGTACATGTAATACAACTAATTTATTTACATTTGTATAGAAGCAGCGTTTTAACAATTTAATCGTTTCAGCATTATATTTTTTATCAGAAATATCCGCTTCAAACTTATAAATTTCATAGCCTGCTGTTGTTTGTTTATCATCTTTAACAATGATCACTGCTGTACCACGTTCAGAACGAAGCACTGCAGACACTGCCTTTTGAATAAAGACAATGTCAATATTTGGTAAGCCAATTGCCATGTTTTACCTCTTTCTGTTTAACAAAAAGCACCCACTATTGTGGATGCTATATATTTTCTGTTGACTTTTGTAATTGTCCATTGACTGCCAACTCTTCCATGTATGGTTTTTCTTCTTCTGGTCTGTTTTGATAAATTGTAATATCAAAGTTAGTAATATAGGACATATCTGCTTTGTTAATAGTTTCTACTATTTCATCTGCTGTAATGCTATACCCTTCAACTACTTGTATAGGATTACCCAACATTTCACGTAAGCTTTCACGTGCTTTCAATAAATTTAGGTATCCTGTTTCACGTTTTTCATTGAAATAATAAATATAGATGTTTAAAGTGTCCCCTCTAAGAATAGTCCCTATATCCTCATTTTTAAAATCTACTACTTCAATAAAAAATGAAGGTCTATCAAATCCCTCTGATATATCCCTATCATTAACATCACATCCCAGTAACTCCCTGCATTTTACTGTCAGCGACTTAACAATATCTACTGCTGTAACCACTAACCTAACCCCTTTTCATCTAGCATTTTGTCTATAAACTCTTCTGCCATAGATTGATATTCAGAAGGAAATGCCTTGGCCGTTTTACCCATGATATTTTTACCTCTTACAAAGGCTTCCCCTGTATTGCCAACTATTAATTTAGGTTTACCCTGTGCAGCATGCCCAAGCATTACATGTCCATGTTCAACTAACCATGCATGTGGCGCTGTATTTTTAACACGTACTTGCCACTCATCCTTGCCATATTTATATGCTCTATCACGTTTTAGGCCCTTTACTAGGTTCTTTGTCCCTGTTGAGGTCCCTTTTTTATAGTTATTTTTGGCATTAGCTTTTAACTTATTTCCAGCACGTTGCAAGAAATTCTTTGTATCTTTTGGAAAGTCTTTAGTCGCTAGGTCTAGCAACTCTTGAGAAAACTCGCTCAACCCTTCTGTTTCAATATCAACACTCATCAGATTACTACCTCTGTAAATATCTCTAACCGTTCTTTATTAAGATACGGATCCATAACATATAAGATATTATACTTTTGCCCTTCAATAATTAGCCACATATCTGGCTCAATATCATTTCTGTATCTGCAGATAATCTTATGTGTTGTTCTAGCTAGTGTTGTTTCAGCCGTTCTGCCACTTAATAGTCCACCTGTTTGAGGAATTACACCACAATACATATTGCCTAAAACAGTATCAACTATTGGATATTGTCCTAGTTCGTTCATTACATCAGATTTTCTATTAGCATGTATTTCTGCTTCATGTTGCAATAAAGTGCTTAATCTACCCTTTCTGTACATATTGGTACCCCTCCATTAAATTCATTGAGTACTTATCCAATATTGCTTGTGTAGTAGGGTTCACAATCGCATTTTCTACTGCGGTATAAGTTCTATTGTCATAAAACTCTCCACATAATGCCATTACTGCCATTGCCATATCATCATATTCATCTAGCGCTTCTTTTGATAAGCCTGTATAAGTAGCACAATATTCAACTGCAGCAGGTAGCACCATGTCAAGGATAGGCTTACTTGCAGCGGTTACTTCTACTCGGATATAGTTAGCTACAATTTCTATTGATAGTTCACTAACTTTCATGCCTTAGTCCTCATTGTTGTCTTTTTTTACTGCCTTTGTTACTGCCTTTTTTTTGTCTGTATTTTCGTCTTTTACTTCAATAATATATCCAGCATTCAATAAATCATTTGCAATTTCAGCATCAAAAATCTCAATAATGCTGTCTTGTGAGGCAGATACTGCCCCACTAAAACTAACCAATGCTTTATACATCATACGTAATTTCTCCTATTATGCCATTGCTAATACTGCAATACGTTGCTCATCAACAATTTTTCCGTCAATTTCAATATAGCCTGCAACACCTACTGCATATTGTGTAGCATATTTTTCTTGTAGAATTGTGATTTCTGCACTTTCACCGCTAATTTTAGTTGCATAGCCTTTAAGATCTGCAAATACCGCTACTTTAGATTTAGTTGCAATTTTTGGCATATTATCAGACTCAAATACAGGACGGCCCAATAAAGTATACCCAAAGCCATTTGTTAGGTCTTTATTTAACAAATATTCCCCTTGTGCATTTTTTAATTTGGCACATGCTTTGAAAGTATCTGGGTTCATGATAAATACACCATTCCCACGGAATTTTTGATGTAATGTAAGTTGCAAATTAATAAGATCGTCAGCAGTAATTGCAGATGCTGCACCAGCAGTTACTTTTTGTTTAGCTTCCAATAAACCTTGAATTTTAGTAGAACCAGTAAGCATTTCATTATCAAGGAATGTAGAAATTGCTTCTGCTACTTTTGTAATTACATAATTTACAATGTCAAATCCTACGTTATTAA